CTGCACCCACTACAGGGACAGCTCTTGAAAGAGCCTTTGTTGCAAATTTACCAACTGGACTTTGAAATGCTTTCATTGCTGCTTCTACTGGACCAAAGTGAGTAGGAGATACTCTATTTGTTAACCATCCCATAGTGCTACCAGCTCCATGTCCTAATTTTTCAAAAACATTATTTGGTACCCATGCACCTGTTAAACTTTTTAACATATTTTTAGGAACGGGGTTTCCAGTTCCATATCCCATTTTAGCCCATTGATTAATTTTATTAATATCAGATAAAGTTTGATATGTAGCACCAGTTGTTAAAGCTCCTGTACCATATAAAGCAGTTTTTAATTTATTATTAGCAATCCATTTTCTAAATTTATCACTACCTGTTATTCCCCCAGTAGTTCTTCTTCCTTTTGGAGTTTTGGTATATGGAAATGGAGAAGCTCCACCAGTTTTAGGGGGTGGTGTAGTTATAGTTGTAGTTGTTGTACCGCCACCGCCGCCACCATGACTTGGATGAGTTGTTAAATAACCAGTTTTACTTCTACCTGCTCCAGGTGACCATCCGCCGCCACCGCCGCCACCACCGCCACCATGTGGTGATCCTTTACTTCCTCCACTACTTCCTTTATTCGCTGATCCGTATCCGTATGGCATTACCTTCTCCCGTCCGCTTGTATATCTAATCTAAAAGTTCCAAGTTTCCAATGTTGTTTTGTGCTAGTGTTATCTACTTTTAAAGCGATAGCTCTAGCTCTTGCACGTGTGTCTATTTTAGTCGTCGTCGTTGAAGACGTAAATGGACCTAATGAAGAACTAGCTTCTGAATCCGTTGGATAATTTTTTAAATTTAATGTAACTCTTGCATCTCCAGTTTGAGATAAAAAGTCTGGAAGTACTCTTCTAATTTTCATCATATACTCACCATCACCTCTTAAATCTGCTCCACCACCTTGAGCTAAAGATATATCAAAATCTCCAGATTGAATACTTGCTGAAATACCAGTCCTTGCTCCTGCTTTAATTTGATCTTGTCCTGTTTCGTGTTCAAAGTAAGTTGTAACACCATCAGTATTTCCAACTGTTGCATCACTTGTAGCAGATGAATCATATTCAGTACCATGTGGTTTTCCAAATATAGATGAATCAAACCAAGAACTTCTTGATAAAGAACTTGTAGTCCATACTGGACGCTCTGGTGTTGAATCCATAAAGTTATAAGTTACTGATCTATTGTTAGATGCAGCACCGCTACCAGGATAAAACCAAGTTACTTCACCAAACAAGTTATTTAATCCTGCATAGATATGATTTTTAGGAACTGTATTAATATCATCGTAAACATAGTCTTCAACTAAACATGCTAGAGATTCTAGTTTACCAGTGTATCTAAAGAAACCATTCTCTGACATCCAGTAAGCAGAACCATCAACCTCAACGGCTGCATGTTTTCCAATTAATCCACAGTTCGTTCCAACTTGTTGAAATGAAAAAGTAAAAGGTGAACCAACGAACCTCATAATAAATAAAGACGTATCAGTCCAAACATAAATTGCATCCCGACCTCTAATCGCTGCAACGATCCGTGTTCCATCGGCCAGTCTCTGTGTACCAGCGGTGTTGGTTGCTGAAGGAGCATACGAAGTTGAAGCATCGATGCTCTCCTGATCCGACCATCTGATATACATATCATCTTGTGTTGATGTTGTACCAATAGTTGTTTCAGTACCAAAAAATACTAAGTGACGATCAGGTGTAGATACTAAAGTTTGTACTGCTGCTGTTGGTGCATTGGCAACGATTGTTGCTCTTGTAGATGTTGAACCATCTGAATCCCATTCAAAAGTTGCACCATCCACGATAGTTGCAATCAATTTATTTCCATAATTGTCCAAGGACCAAAGTCCAGGAGCTGTAATAATATCACCTGTTTGTGAGGCTCCCCATTTAGTATACTCAGAAGCATCAGTTACGGTTGCTGCATCAGAGTGTGATGCGGCTGTTGTGTTGTCTGATCCTCTAGTTAATCCCCCTAAAGTTCCTGTACCAGTCGTATTTGAAGTGTAAGCAATTCTTTCACTGTCTATTAATACTGATCCAGAAGCTGGAAAAGCCGATGAATCATCGAGTACAATACTAGATGAACCTGAAGTTAAAGCACCATCTAAAGTTGATGTTGCTTCACCGGCAACAGTACCACCCCATAATCCAAGACCCCAACCAGCGGCTGATGCTTCAACTGCAGGACCAATTGAATAATAATGTTGAACTCTTACTCCACCAGAAGTACTAGCTCCTGATCCAGATTCAACTGATCCCATTTCAATAGTAAGTGTTGATGAACTTGGAATAGTTGTAACCATAAAAGTTTTGTCATTGAAATCATCTTCATCAAAATTTGAATTAGTAATAGATGAAAAATTATCTAAATAAATAATATCGTACTTAGAAATATTGTGAGCAGATGAAAAAGTTAATGTAACTGTTGCATCGCTTTGTGTTGTGGTAAAAGCACTTGTTAAAGTTGTTGTAGCTTTAATAGGAGTAATATCATAAAAAGCTCCTCCAGAATATACATATAGCATTCTATTTGTTCCAAGGGCTGCATATTTAATACCAGCTGCATTAACAAAATGGTGTAAAGCTGTGTTTCTTCCAGTTAAAGTTATGTCTCCTAATTGAGCCCAACCTCCTATTTTTTCTGGTGAACCATATCTGAATCTTACATAATCACCACTAACCCATTGGCCTTCGCCACCAGTTGCAGTAACTTGTTTATTGAATCCAGGTTGAAATTTTAATTTTTGTAGCATAATTATCTCGCGTTATTTGGTACGCCATTACTGTTCACAAACGGTGCCTCGGCAAATGCCATGTAGATGTATGTATGACCAGAACGATTTACATCAGTTCCAGTACCTCTTAATTTAAATCCATTTGATAAAATATCTATATTATCATCAGTTGCTTCAGCATTAGTTGTATTAGCTTGTAAGAAGTCATTATCAACATTATAGCCTTCTCTTTTATTATCAAACATATGCCAATCTTCAGTATCACTACTTCGTTTTACCATAACAAAAGCTGGTTTAAATCCTGTATAAACAAATGTTCCATCAGCATTTTGATTACCGGTGTATGATCCAAACTTGCTGAAGCCTTGTTTAGGTGCGAATAAATAAGCAATATAAGTTGAACTACTTTCATTAACATAATCAGAAGCTGATACGCTAAATACAGAAGTTGTTGGTGTTGTAATCCAAAAATTAGATGAACCTTCTCCATTAGTGTAATTTAAATAAAGTTCTTTTCCTGTTCCTAATGTGTGATGATAAACACCCCAGCCATTTTCCTGATCTCTTTGTTTAGTTATAATCATTTTAGGTATTGAACCGAGTCCGTGTCCAATCGTATCTTCTGATGTTCCTGTACCTGTATAAGAAACAATACTAAATCCAGCAGTAGTATTTGCAGAAACACTTGATGTTATATCTCCGTTTGTGTTTGATGATGCAGAGCCACCAGCTTTCCAGCACCAAGCTACATAGGTTGCAGTATTGTTATTCCAATAAGCATTATCAGATGAACCTTCTGTTACAGTAAAACCATCTGATGTAAAAGCAGACAAATATCCATAAGCATTTTGGTTATTGCTTCCTTCAACTCCAGCTGAACTTGGACATAGTTCAGCATCAACCCCAGCTCCTCTAACACTATCTAAAATATTGTGTCCAGCGGCATCGTCTCTACGTTTACTCCAGACCATATCAGGTTGAAATTCTAAGCCAGTTAGACTTCTTGGTGTGTTTCCATCACCTGTCCATATTAAGGCTTCAAAATATTGTGTTGGATCGTCTATTGTTGTATAAGCCATTATCCAAACTCCGCTAAATTTTTAGTACATAATGCGTAATATCCACTAGGAACATCATATTCAAAATTTCCGTAACCATTATCATCTGCGTTGCCTGATGAAATTGTAAAAGTTGGATTGCCAAAGTTAGCTTCAAATGTAGATGCAGTATTATGAATATTTGAAAATTGTGCATACCAAACACCATCTGCTGGAGAGGCATTTATAGATAATGCTCCTGTTCCTGTTGCTCCAGATGTAGGATCACCTGAATCTTGAAAACTACCATTTTTAGAAAAATATAATTTATTATTATCTAAATCCATAGCCACACCAATAATATCGCCAGTTGTAAAAGTAGCTCCATATGATGTGCCAGTGCTACCAGCTTTAGAATCGCCATTACTACCATAATAAGAAAGCATGTTTGAATTACCTGAAAAAGGAGAAAAATCTGAAGCTGTTGCTACTTTGTCAGCAATACCAACAAAATCTTTACTTGAACCAGAAGAAGTAATTTTTATTTCCCAATACCATTTTCCTTGAGATACAGCTATTGTACTTGTTGGATAGCATTCAGTATCACTTGGTTGAGCTAACTTTAAATTTCCTTCTGAAAATGTTGCATCATAATAAAAATTATCTAATGGATTCATCGTACAAAAATTATTAGTCGGTGTATCTGTAGTTTGATCTGTTGCGGCTAGA